CCACCAAACGCTAAAGCAGCTGTTTGTATTCCTGCTCCACCTAAATCTTTTGTTGCTGTAGGTAAAGCTCCACCACTTGCCCATGCTGCGGCTGTAATAATGTTTGTTGAACTGTTAAATTCTTCTGTATAATTTTGACCACTTCCAGCATTACCTTGAAAAGCTAGTGCTGCAGAAGTTGTTCCAGCTCTAGTTCCGTTTTGTCTTCCATTTCCTAAAGAAGGTGCTGCTGTAAAAGTTGAACCATCATATTTAAAAGCATTAGTGCTGTTTGGTGAAGGGGCAAATACTAAACCATCTGATTCACTTCCTACACCTGCTGAACCTTGACTTGAAGCTGGGTAATTTGTTTCTGATGACCAAGTGCTTCCATTATAACCTTCAACAACATTTGTTGTTCCAAAAGAAGGTGGTGTTTCTCCGCCAATACATAATGCTGATGTTTCAACATCTCCTAAAAATCCAACTTGACTTCGCTGTGTTGTTAAAGCGCCTGAATTTGTCCAAGCGGATCCATCATATTTTTCTGTATTAGTAAACCAAGTATAAGGAGGATTATAAAAACCTCCAAAAGCTATGCCTGCTGTTTGTATTCCCGCTGATCCTACTCCCCATCTTGCATTTGAACCATTTCCCGCAGCAGTCCATGTTGAGCCATCGTATTCAAATGCTTCTGTTGTTGCAGTAGAAGGCGATCCAACTCTACCAAAAGTTTTTAAACCTGCTGTTTGAGTTCCTAAACCACCACATAAATCTGAAGCCGAAGGAAGGTCGCCACCACTTGACCAACCAGAACCGTTGTATTCAAAAGTTCCAGTTTGAGCTGTACCTGGAGGATTAAGTGCTCCTCCAAAAGATAGCGCTGCTGTTTGTGATCCTCCACCACCGCCATATGTTCTATTGCCAGGTAAAGTTGCAGAACTTGACCATGCTTCAACAACACCTAATCCTCTTAGAGTTCCTGTAGTAGAATTATACCACATCTCTCCTGTTAAAGGATTACTAGGATCAGATGATACCTTATTAATTTTTTGTCCAAATATTTCTTTGTAGGTAGCCATTACCTAGTCTCCTTAATTACTCTTCAGCAACCAACCTTGAGTGGAGTCTGTAAAGACTAAAGTATTTGCGGCTCTTTCGACTGAAACTGTAAGATCTGCTGCAGCTCCATTTATTTTTTGACTATTTCTTCCAATAGTTAAAGCGTTAGTGTCAAAAGTACCGGCATAGTCTATAAACGAAACTTCATCTCCAATTGTTGGTGAAGCTGGTAGAGTTAAAGTAAACGAACCGCCAGTTGTATTACAAAATACACCTTGACCCGCTGCAGCTGTAAAACCAGTAGTTTTAACTGCTTGCCATGAAGTTCCACCTGCGTCGGCTTCTTCCCATGATAATACTCCACCTGTTGTTGATTTTAAAAGATAGCCGTTTCCTCCTGCTACCGCTGCTGGCCACGTCAAAGTATACGACGTAGTTGTACCTGATGCTTTCTGACCTATATATTCTCCTCCAGTAGTATCTTGAAGTCTTAATTCTTTTTGTGAACCTATATTTAAACCTGTTGAAGCATTCCAAATAAAATTTGCATCTCCACCAAATGCTCCTGAATTATTAAACTGTACTTGTGTAGTTGATCCACCTGGTGATGTTGCAGCGCCAAAACCAACATCATAAACTCCTGTGTTAGTTGATACACCATCAAAATATACTAACTTCCAACCTTTGTCATCAGTAGCCCAAGTAACTGTTGCACCTGAACCTGAAGCTGCTTTTAGTTGTACTGTGTAAGCACCAGATGTGCCATTATTTATAAGATAAAAATTTTCTGTAAGAACAGGAAAAGTTATAACTCTATTTCCAGTTATACTTCCTGTAAATTTTATAACTCTTGTTGCAACAGCTGATCCTGTTCCACCATCTGTTTTATCAACAGCTTGTGTTCCAGCACCGCCAGCAATAGAAAGTTCTACATATCCACCAGAGATTTGCTCAATGATATTTAAATTTGTATTTGTTTTTGTTCCCCAAGTACCGGCGTTTTCACCAGTAGCCATTAGCTCTACGCCAAGAGGTGTGTATGTTGAAGCCATCTTTATTAATCTCCTAGTTTTAAGTATTTATATTGGTTATTTAGTTTTAAGTCAAACATAATTATGCTGTTTTAGTTGTGTATCCTGTACTTGTTTTTGGCGTCTTAGGTGAGTATCCACTAACAGACGTTTTTGATGTTTCAGTTGTATATCCTGTACTTGTTTTAGGATCAAGTTTTTCATAGGTGCCTGGGAAAGCTACTCCTGTACCAACACTAGATGTTGCTAATTGTCCTGCTAATCCTATTGTCATAGGTGTAAGAGATATTGTACCAACTGATGATGTAGCACTAACCCCGGTTAACGGAACTCCTATTGCAGGGATAATTGATCCTACAGAAGCTGTTGCCTGTTGACCAGTTGGAATTTGAGAAATTTGTTCTTGTAAAAGTCCTACAGAAGAAGTTGCTTGTTGACCTCCTAGTTCAACGGTTAATGCATCAAGAATTATACCACCAACTGTAGCAGTTGCACTAAGACCTGTTAATCCAACAGTAGCTTGTGTTATTAAAGGTGTGCCAACACTAGATGTTGCACTTTGACCTGTTGGTACAACTATAGGACTTATAATAAAACTTAAACTACCTACAGCAGAAGTAGAACTTAATCCTGTTAAAGATGCAATTGTTTCTGGTGTAGCTGTTATTGATCCAACACTAGATGTTGAACTTAATCCTGCTGGTTGAACTAATTTATTAAATGAGTCTCCATAAGGTTCTTCACCCCAACCATTTCTTCCCCAACCAACTAAAGTACCTGCATTATCAAAATCTCCAAGTTCTGTTGTTGCTTGTACACCTGTTAAATCTGCAAAAGTTAAACCAACAAATGTTGTAGAACCCACACTAGATGTAGTTGATAAACCTGTTAATGGGACTGCAATTTCTGTAGTAATAGAACCTACAGATGTTGTTGCTGACTGTCCTGTTAATTCTACGGAATATTCTACTCCCCAACCAGAATTGCCCCATTGTTGTCTACCCCAACCTTGTTGTGGAAATGCTTCTACAGCGCCTACACTAGAAGTAGCAGATACACCTGTTAACGTAACATCAATAGCATCTTGACTGCCGTATTCGTTTGCACCCCATGACATAAGTCCCCATGAGTTTCCGTCAACAGTATTAGCTTGTCCACCCATTCCTCCATGATTTGTACAATAGTAGTAAAGATCTGGTGCACTTTCAGCTACTACAATTTGAGTATAGGCTCCGGAGTTTCCAGGTGTTCCGCTTGAAGTTACTCCTGTTGTGTATTGAGTTCCTCCAGCGGCATCTTCAGCTGTTGCAAATCTTAAAGGATGACTGCCGTTTGTACTATCTGATTGATCAAATTTATATGTACCACCTTCTCCTAAAAGAATAGTAGCTTGTTGTACACCATCTATAAAATATTTATTTCCTGAACCGGTACTAACTACCGTTACTGTAAAAGTTCTAGTAACGGACATCCGTCGTTACCTCTACGCTATTCGAATAATCGCGTTAGATGCGTCTGCTGCTGGGAATTGGATTGTAAAAGTTCCACTTGATACTGTTTTGTCTCCACCAAATGCGATTGCACAAACGGCTGCATCTGAAGAATGTGAATCATTAAAAATTAAACAACCATTAGCTGTAAAAGAAGCTGAAGTCCAAGACACATCTGCAAAATCACAACAAGCTGTATCTGTCGATAAAACAGGAGTTACACTTGTAAGTGCTTTTCCTTTTGCAGAATAAGCAGATCCTGATGTATTACTAATTTCATTTGATGAACTATAAGCTGTTGTAGATTTATTTAAAGTTGCAGAACTAGTGTATAAAGCTAAGTTAAAAGTATTTCCAGATGATGCTGTAAAGTTATGTTCAGCTTTTAAAACTTCTGTTTTAAAACTATTACAGATTGCTGATGTTATTGCCATAAATTAATCTCCTAATTACTGAGGCGCTGACTCGATTGGAATTCTTATTGTACCATCCGTGTA